AGCCATAGTCGTCAGCAACAATAAAGCTAACGACCACTCCCATCTGGTGACGGTGCTTCCCTTAACCAAGCAGGTTCAAAAGAAAAAGCACCTGCCTACTCATGTGTATCTACCTAAGAAAGTTTTTAAAGGGCTCAAATGGTCCAGCTTGATTTTAGCAGAACAAGTTCTTACAGTGGATAAGTTTCAATTGAAAAATAAGGTCATGACTATTCGAGAGGAAGCTTGGCTGATGCGGATTGACCGGGCTTTACGGGTCCAGATAGGAGTTTAAAAACTTTTGAATAATCTTCGCTAATGACTTGATAAATAAAAAGTAGTACGGTAACATACACATACAAAAAAGAAAAGGAGTAAAAGCCATGAAAAAAATAGTGGACTTAATTAAGAAATACGGATTTTACCACGTTGGAAGTTGACGACTACGTTTGGTTGGACTAAGGAGGGAGAAACATGTGGCAAGAAGGAATATTTACAAGCCGCAATCGAAAAGTGGTTTACCTAGCAAAGGTGAGCACTGAACCTTTCGAGGATGGAATAGACAACGGACGAATCTTTAAATTGGGAGTGGACGTAGACGGTGAGGAAGTCATTAGTTACGACAGGGGTTGGGAAATGTACCCGGAAGATGAAAGCCTAGAAGAAATTTTGGACCAGATTCTAGAACGTTTTCCAGCTTAAATATAGAGGGCAGAAATATTTGAAGTTTCTTCCCTAAAAATGTCTGAAATACAAGAATGGTCATTTCAGGCATTTTTTTGTACATTTGAGAGGATAGCAATCCCTGATCAGTTGTTTTGAGTTATACTAGAAATATCAACAGAAAGAGATGCTACACTTGAAAATCTTAGAAGTTGAAATCCTATCTACTTTATTTGTTTCAGGAGTTTATATCTACCATATCAAGGTTCAATTCTTAACACTTTATAATCAACAAACCTATAGCATGCAGGTTATGCCAGTGTCAAAGGAAGCCATTTCAGATATGGTAGCATACGTGATGGAAAATTATTACAGGCGCATGGTTCGTTGTTCACTGAAAAATATTTTGCTTGCATAGCTCTCTAAAATGATGTATAATATAATCAGTAAATGAGTAGTCGGCTCATGGTCAATCTGATATTAATCTTGGACATAAGGGCCAAGCGGGTGGCGGACACCAAAATTAAAACCGATATCAATCTTGGACATAAGGGCCAAGCGGGTGGCAGACACCAAAATAAACCGACTAAGAAAGGCGACTCACAACTGTGGGTCGTTTTTTTATTTGGAGGAGCAAATGATACAGAAGTCGAGGTACAGGATTCCAAATCAAAAGGAGTTTAGGCGCTTGGAACAGAGTGTGAATTTAATATACCAGACCGCAGACTATTTTCAAGAATATTTTGTTGGTCGAAAAATGGTTTATAGCACTCAAAAAAATGAAGTAGAACTTTATTTTTCTCAAACAAATTATATGCATTTATGTGGACTATACTATTCTGAAGGTGCTGAGAAATTTTTTATTGATTGTTTGGATAAAAAAGTTAATTTGAAATCATTGCTGATAAAAAAGGATGGGACTACGATGCAAAAACTTCAGGTCTTGCCCTCTATTAAGGAACTAACAAGCCCTTATGTTTGGTTGACTGGCTCCGGTAAATATTTGCGTTTAGAGTTTGACTATTCTTTAAGAACAAGAAAGCAAATCCTTGCACTTACACTCAAGGATACACAATCCAAAATAGTTCCACAGTCATTACTGAATTTAAAGTCAAAGGAAGTATTTTCAAAGGGTGAGCCTGTAACCTGCATATATTCCAAAAGTTTATTAGAGGAAGAATTAAAGCAGCATTTCCTAAAAGATGGGTTAGATTGGGATGACTATTTAAAAGATTAAATTTTTGAGGTTCTATCTTTTACGAGATAGAACTTTTTTTATTTGTCAAGTAAAAACTGCAAAAATCAAAAAGACGGAACTACCCCGGAACTAATACGGTACTAAGTCGGTACTGCTTTGCACGAAATATTGTGATATGATTAAGATGTGAAAAAATATAGAGAGGGGTGAAGGCCATGCCAAGACGACCCGCTCTGCCTTGCAAGCATCCAAACTGTCCAAGGCTAGTGCCTTACGGTTCCAAGTATTGTGAGGAACATAACCACCTTCATTCACTGGAAGTTAAGTCCACGAAAGCTAAAGGATATGATTCACGGTGGAACAAAGCTAGGCTTCGTTTTTTGAAGCTTCATCCCTTCTGCGTACGGTGCCTGAAGCGGAATCGTTACAGGCCGGCGACGGTGGTGGACCATATCTTTCCTCACCGAGGAAATCAAAAATTGTTCTGGGATGAGGGCAACTGGCAACCTCTTTGTAAATCCTGTCATGATCATAAAACCGTGACCGAAGACCATACTCCAATTTATGGATATGATTTTTAGTGAAGGGGAGGGGGGATAAAATCTCTGTGAGCTGTCTCTCACAAGACCGTGGCCCCCTCAAACGTGCATTTTCGCAAAATGTAAAAGGGGTATATTTTTTGAAGAAATAAATAACTGAAAAACAAGCTGTAACAGGAAGTTATGGCTTGTTTTTCTTTCGTTTTATGATTTAAAAGGTTAGAGATTTCAGTAAAGAAAGGAGGCAGAAATGGACGATTTTCAGAGAAAACAGATTAGAAAACTACGTTCTGAAGGTTTGGGATACCAATCGATTGGAAAGATAGTCGGTTTGTCTAGGGATTCTGTTCGCAATTACTGCAAACGAAATCCGGAACTATTGGGCTATCGAAATGCCGTCACGAAGATGATGAAAGACCAAGCCAGTGGTCTTCCTTGTTGCCTTCACTGTAAAGAAACCTTTATCCCCAAAGGAACTGGTCGATCTAAGAAGTTTTGTTCAGATGCTTGTCGGAGGTGCTGGTGGCAGGACCATCCAGAATTACACCAGAAAAAAAATACAGCTTACTATGAATTGGCTTGCCAACATTGCGGTAAGTCTTTTTTATCATACGGCAATGCGAAGCGGAAATTTTGTAGCCATGCCTGCTATATTCAATCTCGTTTTTACTAAGGAGGTAGTATGAAAGTCACACAAGATATGACATGGGTCTCTTTATCCATTGATTCTTTAAAACCAGCGGCTTATAACCCACGAAAGAAACTCAAGAAGGGTGATAAGGAATACGAAAAAATCAAGAAATCCATTGTGGAGTTTGGTTATGTTGACCCGATTATTGTTAATTTCGATGGCACTGTAATTGGAGGCCATCAACGACTGACCGTCTTATCTGACTTGGGCTATAAAGAAGTTCAATGTGTTCAGGTTCGAATTGAGGATGAGAATAAGGTAAAGGCCCTGAATGTTGCTTTAAATAAAATCACAGGCGCGTGGAATGAAGAACTTCTCGCAGACTTGATGGTGGACTTGCAAGATGCGGATTTCAATTTAGACCTAACCGGTTTTGAAGCCCCAGAAATCGATCAGCTATTTTCTAAGGTTCACAACAAGGAAGTGAAAGAAGATGACTTTGATGTAGATGGGGAGCTGACAAAACCGACTATCTCGAAACAAAGAGATATCTGGCATCTTGGGAAACACCGAGTGATTTGTGGTGATTCTACAAAGCCAGAAACTTATCAGCTTCTCCTGGGAGATAAGAAGGCCAACCTTATCGTAACTGACCCTCCTTACAATGTTAATGTGGAAGAAACAGCGGGAAAAATCAAAAATGATGATATGTCCGATGCGGATTTTTATCAGTTCCTTTTTAACATGTTTGTCAATGTAGAACAGTCCATGGAGGATGATGCTTCTATCTATGTTTTCCATGCGGATACAGAAGGACTGAATTTCAGAAGGGCCTTTAAGGATGCTGGCCTTTATCTGAGCGGTTGTTGCGTTTGGAAAAAGAATGCTCTGGTATTAGGTAGAAGCCCTTACCAATGGCAACATGAGCCAGTTCTTTATGGTTGGAAACAAAAAGGGAAGCACCAATGGTTTTCTGACAGAAAACAGACGACCATTTGGGAATATGATCGTCCAAAATCCAGTAAGGAGCATCCAACTATGAAACCTGTTCAGCTCATGGCTTATCCGATTCAAAATTCTTCTATGCGAGGGACTCTTGTTCTAGACCCATTTTTAGGCAGTGGCTCTACCCTGATTGCGGCTGATCAGACAGGTCGAATTTGTTATGGCATTGAACTGGATGAGAAGTTTGTCGATGTTATTGTCAAACGCTACATGGAAGAAACAGAAAACACGGATGTGAAACTAATCCGTGAAGGCAGGAACTTAACTTTTGAAGAAGCAGTCAGTGAGTATGAGAAGGAAAAAAGCGAAATATAAAAAAGTGACGGAAGCAGAAGCACGCCAACACCTCAAGGAACTGTCTGAAAAAATGGTCGATTTACCACAAAATTCTCCTGGGGTAGAGGAATTAAGGGACGCTATAGAGCGTGCTCGTAAGACTAGACAATTTGGTTATCTAGAGCTGGAGTATCTGAACAAAGTAATGACGGAACTGCTTGAAGAATTCAAACCAAAATTTCAAAATTGAATAACAACCCTTATAACTGGATAAATATGCGGACTAGAGGTATTATAGCATTGACCAAATTGAATCCCCAAAGGAGAAACATATGATGCTTTATTCAAACGCAGAAGCCAACCTAATCTTGGAACAAGCCCGCAATCGTTTAGCCCTTTTATCCAAAGGTTTTATAAGCCTGGCTCAAGAACGAGAGTTGGACAGTGTAGAACAGGAAGATGCTACCCAGGTTCAGAACCTACTAACCTCCATTCAAGAAGCTGATACAAATGGAAAAATGGCTGATCTGGAATTGCAGTTGATTGTCGAAGACACCAATCGTATCTGGGAAGAGGTATCTTTCACTTAGACGATGGAAGGAAAATAAAGATGAATGCGAAGATTGTAGAATTATTAAAAAAACGGTATCCTGCTGGAACGAGGGTGCGACTCTTAAAAATGGAAGACCCGAATCCAGTGCCAGTTGGTATGTTGGGGACGGTGGAGGGTGTGGATGATATTGGTTCCTTGATTGTTCAATGGGACAATGGACGACAACTCCATGTGTTGCACGGTATTGATGAAGTCGAGAAAATCGATTCATAAGAAATAAAGCCTCCGGGCTTTTTCTTGCGGACTGAAGGAGGTGAGGGCATGGCACAAAAGGGCAGAAAGCCCAAACCAACTAGTTTGAAAATCTTAGAAGGAAATCCAGGTAAACGTCCACTTCCAAAGAATGAAATTCAACCTAATAAGAAAGCTCCTAGATGCCCTTCCTGGCTTGAAGAAGATGCCAAAAAAGAATGGAAGCGTATGGGCAAAATCCTAGAAGGCTTGGGACTTTTAACGGATATGGATATGACGGCTTTTGCAGGTTACTGCCAAGCTTATGCACGCTGGAAGGAAGCAGAGGAGTTTCTTTCAAAGCATGGCTCTATTATCAAAACTCCCAATGGCTACCTCCAACAAGTACCTCAGGTTTCTATTTCTCAGACTAATCTCAAAATCATGCTTAAGTTCTGTGAACAGTTTGGCTTAACTCCATCTGCCAGAACACGGCTGGCTTCAATGGATTCCGAAGTGGGTTCAGGAGATGAAATGGAAGATTTACTAGGAGGGCGCTTATGAGCTATCATTATATTCCTTCTCCCTTTATGCTTCCAACTTCTCATTATGATGAGAAGAAGGCAGATCGGGCAGTAACCTTCATTCAGAATCTCTGCCATACCAAAGGGCGCTGGGCTGGACAGAAATTCTTATTGTTACCCTGGCAGGAACAAATTGTACGTGACCTTTTTGGTATCGTAAAGGAAGATGGAAATCGACAGTTCCTGACGGCCTATGTAGAGATTCCCAAAAAGAATGGGAAGTCTGAACTGGCTGCTGCGATTGCTCTTTATCTCTTATACGCAGATGGAGAAGCCAGTGCTGAGGTTTATGGGGCAGCCTGTGATCGAAATCAAGCCTCCATTGTATTTGATGTGGCCAAACAAATGGTTCTGATGAGCAGAGCTTTAGAAAAACGCTCCAAAGTCATGGGGGCGACTAAACGCATCATTAATTATTCCAATGCTGGCTTCTATCAGGTACTGTCGGCAGAAACTGGGACCAAACATGGACTTAATGTATCAGGTTTGGTTTTTGATGAAATTCATGCCCAGCCCAATCGTCACTTGTATGATGTCTTAACCAAAGGGAGTGGTGATGCCAGGGAGCAGCCGCTCTTTTTTATTATCACAACAGCAGGAAATGATAAGAACTCTATTTGTTATGAACTGCATACCAAGGCTTTAGATATTCTAAAAGGACGAAAAAAAGACAGTAGCTTTTACCCTGTTGTCTATGGTCTTTCAGAAGAAGAGGATTGGAACGATGAAGAGAACTGGCTAAAGGCTAATCCTTCACTAGGTCATACCATTGGAATTGACCGGGTTCGGGAAGCTTATCTGAATGCCTTAGATAACCCAGCAGAAGAGAATGTATTTAAGCAACTGCGACTCAATATCTGGACCAATTCAGCGGTGACTTGGATTCCGGAACATGTCTATGATAAAGGGAGTCAGCCCATTGATGTGGAAAGTCTAAAAGGCCGAGATTGTTATGCTGGTCTGGATTTATCTTCTACATCGGATATTACGGCTTTCGTACTAATTTTCCCGCCTCGATACGAAACAGAGAACTATCAGGTTCTACCTTTCTTTTGGTTGCCTGAGGATACACTAGCTCTCAGGTCCAGAAGAGATCATGTGTTGTATGATGTCTGGGAAAAGCAAGGCTTTCTTCTTACCACAGAAGGGAATGTCGTTCATTACGGTTTTATTGAACGGTTCATTGACGAACTCTCCACTATCTACCACATCAGAGAAATTGCTTATGACCGCTGGAATGCGACACAGACGGTTCAGAACCTGGAGGGCATGGGCTTAATAATGGTTCCATTTGGTCAGGGCTATAAGGACATGAGTCCACCTTCCAAAGAGTACTATAAACTCATGATGGAAGGTAAAATCCAGCATGGAGGTCATCCGGTTCTAAAATGGATGGCCCAAAACGTAGTCATGAGACAGGACCCAGCCGGAAATATTAAGCCTGATAAAGAAAAATCTGTCGAAAAGATTGATGGGATTGTCGCAACCATTATGGCTTTAGACAGGTGCATTCGACATCAAAAGAATGACGGTAGTATTTATGATGAGCGAGGAATCTTATCCTTTTAAATTTATTAGATTTTCCACAATTGAAAGAGTGATTGTAAAGCATCTCAAGCGAGGTGCTTTTTTTCATACCTAGAAAAGGAGATGACTATGGGAATATTGGAACGATTAGGACTAAAACGACAGAGGGGAGAGCCCAAAAATAAGTATGAAGGGAATGACTTTTCGCTACTCTTTGGTCGATCCACGAGTGGGAAAACGGTCAATGAACGGACGGCATTACAAACGACAGCGGTCTATGCCTGTGTAAGGATTCTGTCAGAAACCATTGCATCTTTACCTCTTCATGTTTATCGATACACCGAAGGAGGAAAAGCAAAGGATACGGAACATGTCCTTTATACGCTTTTGCATGATGAGCCGAATCCTGACATGACATCTTTTGTCTTTCGGGAAACCTTGATGAGTCATCTCTTGATCTGGGGAAATGCCTATTCTCAGATTCTTCGTGACCGTTCAGGTCAGGTGATTGGGCTTTATCCTTTGCTGCCGGATCAGATGAGCGTTCACCGCAGTGAAAAGGGAAAGCTCTACTATGTTTACAATCGCTATGAGGAAGACAACCCTAATTTTCAGGAAAAGGGAAGTATTGTTTTATCACAAGAAGAAGTGCTTCATATTCCGGGATTAGGCTTTGACGGTCTGATTGGCTATTCTCCGATTGCTCTGGCAAAGAATGCAGTCGGGATGACACTTGCTTGTGAAGAGTATGGTGCCAGTTTCTTTGGCAATGGTGCTAACCCTGGGGGAGTTCTCGAACACCCTGGTATCTTAAAAGACCCAGGAAAGGTCCGAGATTCCTGGAATGCAGTCTATCAGGGAACACGAAATGCTCATAAGGTCGCTGTCCTGGAAGAAGGGATGAGCTATAAGCAAATTGGCATTCCGCCTGAAGAAGCGCAGTTCTTGGAAACCCGTAAATTTCAAATCAATGAGATTGCGCGTCTCTTTCGGATTCCACCGCACATGGTAGGAGATTTAGAGAAGTCCAGTTTTTCGAATATTGAGCAACAATCCCTTGAGTTTGTTAAGTATACCTTGGACCCCTGGGTGGTTCGGTTTGAACAGGCTCTTAAGAAAAGTTTGCTGCTGCCGGAAGAAAAGAAGACCCATTTCATTAAATTCAATGTGGATGGCTTGCTTCGTGGGGATTACCAAAGTCGAATGAACGGCTATGCGATTGGCCGACAAAACGGCTGGCTATCGACCAACGACATCCGAGAACTAGAAGAACTTAACCCTATCCCGCCAGAAGAAGGCGGTGACCTTTACCTCATTAATGGCAATATGACCAAGTTAAAAGATGCAGGAGGATTTATGAAAACAAATCAAAAAGGAGAGAGCCATGAATAAATTTTGGAATTTCAGCGAGAATGAAATGGGGCGAGTGCTGTATCTAAATGGTACGATTGCTAGTGAATCCTGGGTGGATGATGATGTGACTCCGCAAATTTTTAAGAATGAACTCATGAGTGGCACCGGGCCATTAACCTTATGGATTAATTCACCGGGTGGAGATGTCTTTGCGGCAGCTCAAATCTACAATATGTTAATGGACTACAAGGATAACGTGACCGTCAATATTGATGGCATTGCAGCTTCGGCAGCCAGTGTTATTGCTATG